AAGAGATTCATGAGAAGATTCACAATGATGATGACCATGATTATGGCACAGAGCCTACAGTATTAACCGAATTTTAGTGAATAAATAACTAATAATTGCTAGGTTCTAGTGCCTTTAGAAAGGGTAAGTCAATCATTTAAAGATGTAAGTATGAGTTTTAAGGTCAACCCCTTAAACAATGATCTGGTTGCGCTTAAAAATACAAATGCGATTGCCCGTTCTGTTCGTAATATTATTTTAACGTCACCTGGAGAGAAATTTTTTAATCCAGACTTCGGTTCTAATGTCTCAAAACTACTTTTTGAGAATCTTGATGAAGTAACCGCTCTTGCAATTCGTGATGAAATCGAAACTGCAATCAATAATTATGAACCTAGAGTTTCATTAATCGATGTTGAGGTCACTCCCGACTTTGATAACAATTCTCTAGATGCAAAAATCAAATATCGTATTGTTGGAGCGGATATTCCACCACAACAACTAGAGTTTGTATTATTACCGACAAGATAAATGCCTCTTTTAAATTTTTCAAATCTGGATTTTGACCAGATTAAGACTACTCTTATTGATTATCTAAGGTCTAACTCAGATTTTACTGATTATGACTTTGAGGGATCTAATCTGTCAACGATTATCGACGTATTAGCATATAACACCTACATCACCTCTTATAATGCCAATATGGTATCTAATGAGGTCTTCATTGATAGCGCCACCTTGAGGGAGAACGTCGTGGCGCTGGCGAGGAATATAGGATACGTACCAAGGTCTAAGAAATCATCTAGAGTTTCTATTGATTTCTTTGTAGACGTATCAAATATCAATCCTGCACCAGCAACAGTTGTATTAAAGAAAGGGCCTGTAGCGAGCACAGGTGGACAATTCAATCAACAATCATTTATCTTTGGAATTACCGCAGATAAGACGGTTAATGTTGTTGATGGTATTGCTTCTTTTGACGAATTAGAGGTTTACGAAGGAACAGTGGTCTCTCAGACGTTTACATCAAACAGTAGAGACAAAGATCAAAGATTTATTCTCTCAAATAATGGAATTGACCTTGATACATTAATGGTTAGTATCAAACCATCAGCATCATCTTCAGTAAGTCTTAAATATTCTCGTCAAGACAATCTTTTTGATTCAGGAACAGGTTCTGCCATTAATGGAAACTCAAGAATCTATTATATTCAGGAAATTGAAGATGAGCAATATGAAATCATCTTTGGTGATGGTGTTTTTGGTAAAAAACTCGAAGATGGTAACGTTGTAGAGGTTTCTTACGTTAGAACTTCTGGAGAATCTGCTAACGGTGTTAGTAGTTTTGCTTTTAGTGGTAGATTAGCGTATACAAAGGGAAGCATAGAATATAATATCACTAGTGGGATATCTTTAATTGGTTCTGTACTGCCATCAAGTGGTGGAGAACCAATTGAGAGCGTAGATTCTGTTAAAAAGTACGCACCGCAGATTTATGCCACTCAAAACAGAGCACTAACTGCTAATGATTATGAGATTTTGATTCCGAACAAAGTTTATCCTGAGGCTGAGTCTATTTCGGTCTATGGTGGAGAAGATTTGATTCCACCACAGTATGGAAAAGTCTTTATTAGCATAAAACCAAGAAATGGCGACTTTATTCCAAATTCTATCAAAGAAAATATAAAAAGAGATCTTAGAAAATACTCCGTCGCTGGAATTGTGCCCGAAATTCTAGACCTCAAGTATCTTTATGTCGAAACCAACAGTAAAATATACTATAACACAAATTTAGCACCAAATGCGAGTTTTGTTGCTTCTAAAATTCAAGACAATATCACAAAGTACTCCGAATCATCTGAATTAAATAGATACGGAGCAAGATTTAAATATAGTCAATTTTTGAAGACTATTGATCAAAGTCATGCATCAGTAACCTCTAATATCACAACTCTTCAAATCAGAAGAGACTTGAGGTTAGCACTTGATACCTTTGCTGAATATGCAATCGACTTTGGAAATCCATTCTTTGTTGAGTCTATGAATGGTTACAACATAAAATCCTCTTCTTTTAAGGTGATAGATATTACAGAAGATGTTTATCTTAGTGATCTACCCAATTCAGACAAAAAGACAGGAACAATTAATTTATTCTCTCTTGCAACCCCTGATTCAGTAACACCTATTCTAAGAAGAAAAAATGTTGGTAGTGTTAATTACGAAAAAGGTCGTATTACACTAAATCCAATCAAAATTACTTCTGGAAAAACTAAACAAAGTCAACAGGTCTTAGAAATATCAGCAACTCCTCTATCAAATGATATTATCGGTCTTCAAGATCTTTATTTACAACTTGATAAGAGTTCTGTTGAAATGATTGTTGATCAAATTAGTTCTGGTTCAGATCCATCAGGTTCAAATTATACCGTCAGCCCAAGTTATACCAACGGAAGCATAGTAAGATAAAAACAAAATGACAGAAAAAAGAGTACAACTTAGTCAAGTCATTAAGAGCCAATTACCCTCTTATGTAAAAGAGGATTTTCCTCTAATTGGTGAATTTTTATCTCAATACTACTCTGGTCAAGAATATCAGGGTGGACCACTTGATTTGATTCAAAATATTGATTCTTACATCAAATTAATCTCAAATGGTAATGTTGTAAAATCAACAACTCTTACATATAACCTTGATGCGTTTAGAAGTGGAGACATATACGTTCAGAATACTGATGGATTTCCTGATACAAATGGTTTAATCAAAATTGAAGATGAAATCATCTTTTACGAAAGTAAAACAGATGTTACGTTTGTATCTTGCACCAGAGGTTTTAGTGGAGTAACTTCTTTTGAAAATGGTGATGACCCAGAGAATTTGGTTTTTTCTGCAACAGAATCTAATATTCATGAAGTAGAAACTGTTGTAGAAAATTTAAATGTTTTATTTTTAGAAGAATTTCTTAAAAAAATTAAGGTTCAACTTTTAAGTGGTCTTGAAGAGAAAGATTTATATTCTGAACTTGATCAAGTTCAATTTATAAGGAATTCAAAGGATTTTTATTCATCTAGAGGAACTGACGAATCCTTTAAAATCCTATTCAAAGCATTATATGGCGAAAACGCAGAAATAATTCGTCCTATTGACTATGTTATTAGTCCATCAAACGCTAATTTTAGAAAAAGTAGAGATTTAGTTGTTGAGCCATTATTTGGTGATCCAACTGAACTGTTGAATAGAACTTTATTTCAAGATACCTTTGAAAATATTGAAAAAGCTTATGCTCCAGTCTCTCATGTTGAAAAAATATTCTCTGGAGTCAGCACAGATTCAACGTATTACAAAATTAGCATCGATAGTTCCTTAAATCAAAATGATGGATCTACTGAACTTCTTTATGGCAATTTTTCCTTACATGCAAAAACATATATTATAGGAAATATTGGGGTTGGTCAATCATATTTGGATGTTGATTCCACAGTTGGATTTCCAAAATCTGGAACTTTAACATTTAATTATAAAAATGGAACAACTGGAATTTGTACATATTCGGAAAAAACTAATACTCAATTTTTAGGAATTAATACCACTGGTATAACTAATGATATTTCTGATGGATCCTTCATAGATCAAAACACTTATGCATATACATCTGATGATGATGTTGTAGATGGTATTCGTGTAAAAATTAGATCTGTTTTAAATGATGTTAAAATACCTCCTCAAACTTACTATCAGAAAAAAGGATCTAAGGTAAAAATTAAATCTTTAGGAAAAGTTGCGAAAGATATCAAGTCCAATAATTGGATTTTTAATACGGCTCAATTCTATGATGTAAAATCTCTGACATTAATTGATGCAACTAACAATACGTATCGACTTGTAACAAAAGATCCACATATTTTAAGAATAGGAGACAAGTTAAATTTAACTGATATATTTGCTACCACCTTAGCAAATGATTTTGTGATCACTGATATTTTCAGTGAAACTGCTTGCATTTTTAGAGGAACTGGAATCACTAATGCTAGTGACATTAAAAAAGTAACTAGAAAAATTACTAAAATTGATTCGGATCTTCACTCAGATTTAAATATATTAACAGCCAATGTTCAGAATGTATATTTAAAACCAGACCTTGGTACAGTTAATGGGAAAACTTATTATGGTCCATATCATGAACACCCAGATAATGGTGTTCGGATGGTTGGTGCAAAACACACTTCAACTCCCCATGACATAATTATTGATGATCCAAATTCATCTAAAGTTTTAGTATCTTCGTCATCACTACCATCAACTACCAATGTCAAATTAAATCCAAACATTGAGCAATATACTTTTGGTGGTGTGTTTATATCTGATAGTGAAGATGTAAAAATCACAAGTGGTGTTGATCATAATTTCTATACTGGTGATGCTGTTTACTATGAGCCAGAAAAAGTAACTTTTAATAGAGTCAACACTGGAGGTCAAACAGTTCAACAAAGTTATATTGTAAGTGAATTGTTTGCTGAGGGAATTTATTTTGTAAAAAGAGTAGATGCAAACACTGTAAAATTAGCAAAAAGTAGATCGAATATCTACAATGGCATTTTTGTTAAAGTTGTTGGTGGGGGATTAGATACTATAACCATCTCCCAAAACAATATTCAAAAACTTGAGTACTACAACGAAAAAATAAAAGCACAAAAAATACTTAGAGAAATTAAGCATCCAGAAACTGATGGAAAGGTTCATGAAACTCAGTCTGGATACACTGGAATTTTAGTTAATGGTGTTGAGGTTTTAAATTATAAGTCTGACGATTATTGTTACTATGGATCTATAGATTCTATTCAGGTTACTAATGGTGGTGAGGATTATGATGTAATTAATCCACCTGCTTTAGGAATCACAGATTCTGTTGGATCTGCTGCTACAGGATTCTGTCATGTAGAGGGAAGTGTAAAAGAAATAAAAGTTTTTGATAAAGGGTTTGACTACTTAGATACACCGATAGTTAAAATCAGTGGTGGTAATGGTAGTGGTGCGACTGCAGAAGCAAAATTAACAACTGTTCCCCATTAACTGTCTTTTGATGCTTCTAGAATAGGATCGGCACGGATTGGAGATGATACGACTCCACACGGGTTTTCCACGTATCACAAGCTTAGAACAGACGAGCGTGTTGTAT